GAGCAGCTACATTGCCCATCCCTACGTTGTATCCCTGTTGGGCGCGGAGAAGGCCACTGACGGTAGATGGCCCACCGCCCACACGGGCGATGTTGGTCTGCGTCTGAGCAAGGCTCTGTCCAAGGCCACGACGAGCCATGGCAGTGGTGGGGTCGGTTCCCATACGCATACCGCGCTCAAGCTGACGGACGCGGTTCAGATAAGCGTACTGCTCAGGGCTTACGGGCTGGAGAGACTTGTCAAGTCGCTCAAAGTCAGCTTCAAATTTCTTGGCCTTGCTGCCTCGCGAAATGGCTTGAATACCGCTGGTAATGGCAGAAGCGCCCATCATTGCAAGCGGAACAAATGCTGGAATAGGCATCTTACTTTATTGCTTTTAGTTGACCGCTAAGGGAAGTAGCGTTCTTGTCAGTCGGCGTGTTCCAAATCAAGCGGAGGTAAAAATAACGCTTTTGCGGGAGTTTCCGACTGCCATCGCCATACGAAGGAAGCGTTCTGCTTGCCCATCCTTCCCATCCATCGTACTCCTTCACCCACAGGGGAGAGTTGTTTGTTGCGGCGTCCATGCGGGACATCACCACAAAGTCGGGGTCAAGTATTTCAATAGCATCAGGGACAGAACCAACCACCCGCCAGCGCATGAACTCCTTGAATGTGTCAAATGGCAGATTTTGGTCACCGGTCATGGGAACGGTGATTGACGCAGCCCTCGGAGCGCCACTGATGTCGTACCCATCATCCAGCTTGAAGGTCTCCAAGTTCCGGTGGCCATAGACATCGTTGCCCACTTGGGTGTAACCATCGAACTGGTAGGTGTATCGACCGTTCCAAGCGTTGATCTCGGGGTTGAACACGACAAGGTTCTTCTCCAATACCCCCGGCACACGAGTGGGAAGGTTGAGGGACATCCACGCCTCGTTGTACTTGCGGTTGTAGAATCCACTCGTACCGGGGACGTAACCACGTGGGTAGCTACGCAGAATGGGCAGCATATACGCAAGAAACTTCTCCCGGCCAATGTCAATGATGTTGTCGCCCACCATCCGGTACAAGCTGTTCCTGTCCGCCCAGAAGAAGTTGTCTGCGTACCCGTCTCCGGTGGGGGCGTAGCCCTTGACGAAGAACTGCCACATTTGGTCAGGGATACCAATGTTACGCGACAGCCACATCTCATCTCCCCAGTAGTTCGAGATGGACTGAGTGGACACAACCTCTCCCGAAGCGCCGGTGAGGATGTTCTTGTTGGTCAGCACACGCACAACGCCATTATCGGTCCATGCGTACATATTCCGACCACCGCCAGCAAGCGCAGAGGCAATGACCTTAATCTCCCCGTTCTCTTCGCTGACGGTCTTGAGGTTGCTGTCCAAGAACGTCCTAAGTCCCGGGACATCCTGAGACAGTTGGTTGAACTCAAGGGAGGTGATCAGGCCATTGGGGAAGTACCTACGCTCTTGGAACTGGCCGTTCTCATCATAAGGGACACCAAACCCACTGACGGGCGACTGCTGGAAGTAGCTGGCATTAAGTGCTCCATTCCACAGGAACCCACCAAATGCAGCCATCGGAGCGGAGTCAACCCTTGGCTGAACCTGAGTACCACCCACGGAAATGGATGGATACTGATACCAGCCAACCACATGGCTATTACCGTCTTGTGGCGCAGTAAATGCTTCTGACGTCCAAAACGAAAGAGGACGAATGATGTAACCCATCCTAGGCCACTCAAATGGCCCCTGAAGATTGCCGGGGCCTCCAGTCTGATACCTTGGCGCAGAGCGACGCTCGCAGTCAAAGTATACAGCCCATTGCCTGAAATTGCCTGACCTAATGGTGGCTGACTGAGACCACGAGCCGTTGGCCCCCTGCATCATGTTATACCCCGAGTTCCTCAGCCATCCACGGTATGGCAATGGTGCGCCGTTGCCAAGCGTGTTCTGAGTGCCCTCGTCCGGGTCATCTCCGTCAGGATTCAGCTTGTACTGGTAGTTGAACAGCAGGCCAAGTGATGGGGTAACAGTGCTGTCGCCTCCAAAGAACTTGATGGGCTCGTTCTTGTCATACTTGACAACTATCCTAGACCCGTCAGCAGGGACAGGGACAACGGTTGTTGGCCCCCATAGGCCGAACTGTACAATACCAGTAAAGTCCCTGCGAGAGGAAGAAGACCACGCATCGTTATCAATGAACTCATAGACCCCATAGATGAGCGTCCCATCCTGCATCTGATACGGCTGGCCCAATGCAAGCTGGGCAAGGATAGCCGCTTGGTTGATGTTTGCTTCTGCGTTGTCAGTCACACACAACCACGGGCGCTGAATACCACCCTGCTCAATGTAGATGTAGCGATTGTATGCCCCGGTGACCGGAGAGACCGGAGGGGCTGGCGCTGTGCCGGGGTCGGCATAAACATCTCCACGACGCTCGCTCACCAACGAGAACTGCTGAATGTCAGAACCGTCAGAAACCCCAATGCAGCTGTATGTCTTTACATGATACCCCGTGTTGATGTAGCGGTCGATGGTATCGTTTGATACATTGGCGCTATCAAGGATGATGTTGACAATATACCAAGGCTCGTTGAAGTTGCGGTAGCTATCGTCGTTGGCATTTTCATCCCCGGCAGTTGTCTCCTCAACGGAGTACATATCGTCCGAGAGAACCACCCCCCAGCTTGTGTATCCCTCCATGGTAGTTGGCACGACCTGCTGGACGTCAAACACCCTATTCCCGCCATCGTTGGCCACGTCAAATGGGCCGGGCGTTGGTGTCAGTGTGCGCCATGCGTTATATCCAACATAGTTGTTGTACGCCATGGCTTGACCCGCAGGCGCCTCAAGGCCATTGTTCACAGCAGCCGAATCGCGCTGAACCCCAGCATAGGTCAAAAAGTCCCTGATGTTATATGCCTCGGTGTACAAACCAACCGGACGAACGAACTGCAACTTGAAAGACTGCGGAGATGATTCAAACGTATCAATCAAACTAAGGTCAATGGTCCCGTTCATAAAGTCAGGAACAATCAACCTTGCCTCGTTCTTGGTCTTTGCATATACTGACGTAGGCGGGAATACAACACTAAAATCACGCCTTGGTATGTAGCAAGCAATGCCCTGAGCTACAACCCTTCCGGCGGGGGCTGTACGCATCACACTAAATGCGCCAACCCTATCGGGGATGTTGTTAATGCCATGTACAATACCACCCAGTGCGTGATGGCGAGGCCCCCAAATCTCTCCGGTCAAAGTAGCTGCACTTGGACTACTTAGAGCATCGTCAAAGCTAAATAAACTTGTGCCGTCAAGCACGCCAAGGGCCACTGGAGAAACGGACATCCTCGTTTGGTCATTTGACCCGCCCTGAGTGGTGACAGTAAGCGGGTTGGTCGGACCCCATGGATTAAACGCAGAGTTCGACCCTCCCTGTACGTTTACAGAGTTATAACCTTGGTCTCCGTAAGGGTAACTAAAGTATTTGTAAGACTTGGTGCTACTGCCCTGCGTGAATGCGTCGAAAGTAGGCTCGATGGCAAAGGGAGCAGTATTCTGCGTGTTGACAGTAGCGCCAGTGATGGGGTCGTCTGAGAAGATCAGACTATCTCCGGTCTTGGGGTCAAGGCGATTGGGGAACTGGTAGCCAGCGTCAGGGGTTCCGGTGATTTCGCTGACATAGCTGGTGGAGCTATACTGGTCCCAAAACATTACCCCCAAGCCGTACTTCTCACCGCGTACAAAGCTCTTTAGATAAGTGTTGTTGACCGGGTCGGAGTAGCCGTCGTTCCAGTCCCGCGTCCAGTTACCCGGCTGTCCGATGCGGGTGTACACCCCCTGAGTAATGGGAGCAACGGTAACGCCATTGCGCTCAATGAACTCAATATCCGAGAATATACGTTGTTGGGACTCAAAGTTGGCGTAGGTCAGACGACGGTCTGAGTACTCAACCGACTTGGGTTTCTCTACCGCAATGAGCCTTTGGGCAACCTCCTCTTCGGGGATGATCTCAGGTGTGGCAATAGCATCCTGCGGGTCAACGAAGGTCTCTACCGATACCTGACCGTCTACAATAGGAATGATGCCAACCACCTCTAGCTGGGCCACGTTGGTAGCGTCATTGAACCTGCGACGGACAATCTCAGCCCTGCTGAATCCGTAACGGTTGTCAACGCGGAACTTCAGCTCAATGCCATACGGGCTTGGCTCCTCTGCCAATCCTCCAATGGTGAGCGCACCGGGGTACTGGTCCTGTTGCCAAGGAGCAATGGGGTGCTGTTTGACCGGAACGGTGATCAGCGGAGTCTCCGGGCCAAGGTTGGTCCTATCCCCCTGAGCGGTGACCCAACGAAGCGAATAGCTGTACTGGCCACAGGGAAGTCCTACACCAAGGTCTACGTTGCGCGTGTGCACAGGGAACTCCGGGATGGTCAACAGGTTCACCGAGTTGATGTCGGTGGAGTAGTTGCCTCCGAAGTATGACTGGTCCCCTGAGTTGGAAAGATTGACTAGGTCAGATACGTTCCAATACAGCGGAGGAGAAAAATGGTCCGCTGGGTATACGATACCGCGACCAACAACAATCCCGTCATTACCCGGCTCATTTTCTGCAATTGATGTTCCAAAAAGGTCATCCGTTACAGCAATCTGCAACGGGCGGTTGTAAACATATGGGATGTTTCGGCTCTGAGCAACAACAGCACCATCAATGCGAACGATGGGCACATTGGTGCTGGTGGCAAAGTCAAAGTCCTCGCTGGCCCAAAATTCAACCAGCTTGTTGTTGCACGAAGCAGAACCGATGAGAACATACCCCTGACCTGCTGGAGGAGCGTAGACCGATACCTCTCCCTTTACCGCCTCTGCCCCACCTGCGTTACCCGTGATGGACCCGGGACGGACATTGATAGCCTCCCTTGCGGTTCCATCGGGCATAAGCTCAGGGAGAACGTCAGTGTTGACGCCCCTGTTGAGCAACCTACGCAACCAAGGGAAATGAAGAAGTTTGGGCATGGCTTACGGGAAGTGGCCAAGACGATAGGTGTACGCAGTGGTGTCGTAGCGACCCTTCTTATCAAGCCGCTTATAGCGTCCGATAGCAGTCCACCAAGAACCGTTGGGGGACTTGAGTTCGCCTTCCTTACGTGCAATTACACGGGCAAGGAACTGCGGGTCTTCGCGCTCCATGGCCAAGGCAGCGCGGTGGATGACAAAGTCTGTGATGGCCTCACGGCACCAGTGCGGGATGCGGAAGTCCTCTCCGAAGCACTCCATACCCAGCCCGGTGTATGCAATGTGGATTTTCTCGTACTTCTTGCACGAGGGGGCGAGGTAGAGCTTACCGCCCCTTAGGCCAGCGAAGTAGATGTGCGGCGGGGGTGCCTCGTTCCACGTCAGCGACCACTGCATCTCGTCCCTGTTCCTCCCCTTGTTGTTGGCGATGTAGCCTTCCCCACCTTGGTGCCACATATTGGGCTTGATGAACAGGATGGTCGAGGTCTGGATGTTGCACTCGCTCCCGCTGAACAGATAGATTCCGTCCGTCTCCGTCAGGTCGTGGGGCAGCTCCAAGATCAGGTTGTCCGGTATCTCCGCTTGCCATGTTTTCTTGTAGAAGTTCGTGTAGGAGTTCATCTCCGTCAACCCGCGCTGGGCGGCAGAGACGTAGAATGGCTTGCCAAGGCGACCGAACTCAGGGTCGCGCAGCTCTTGGGCAGCGGCGGCGAGAATCTCGCCCATGTCAAATGTCGCGTTACCCAGTGGCATTAGTTGTCAATTTGAATTGGGTTGTTCACGGACATCTGACGCTCGGTTCTTACCGTCTCTCCCGGCTCAAGATGACGACCGTCGTTCTTCAGGCGCTCCTGCGGCACTTGGATGGCCCAACGCTCAAGGTCAATGACCATCTGCTTCAGGGGCATAACAAGATGCTCAGGAACGTCAATGGGAGCATCGGGGTCGATTGCAGTAAAGTCGGGTGCTGCATACAGACCAACGAGAAGGTGCTTGACATCCTCCGATACGCCGAACAGATACACCCGGTCTTTGTGTACCCCCTCAGAGGTCAGAGCCTTTGCGCGAGCGAAGTAAGGACGCTGGGGCTTGGGCTTCTGATACTCCGAGAGGTAGAATGTGTGAATGGATGCCAATGACGCTCCCGTGAACGGGGTCAGGGCCACGGCAGGAGGACATCCAAACGGAATCTCATTACGCAGATATCGAACGAAGCTAACCCCTCCATCGTGCGGGAGGGAGTAGATGCTCGTGGGAAGGTCGAAGAAGCTGGCGTCAAAGTCGGTCAGAACATCATCCGCCACGTCGTTGTGCGTAAGCGGGACGATGAACGTAGAGAGCATATCGCTGTTCTTGCGATAGTCCCCAACCTCCTTGGACTTCTGAAGCTGCTGTACCTTAATCTTATCTACAGCCAGCTTGACGTTGTACATCACAGCTTCACGATTGCGAAGCCGGTCATCATGGGTATACCCCATGGTAACCATGATCTCATCCGTGACCTGATCGTAGGTAAGCATTGCTACAAAGATACTCAGTTAGTGGCCAACTGGAACAACTCCTGAGCGTCTCTTTGTGCGTTCACTTGCAGGTTAGTCCCGTCCCCTTGTTTCCAAGCAATGTACTGCAAGGCCCAGTCGGCCAGCGTTCGTTTCATGCTCTGCGGGAACGGAATTTGAACAGTAGTATAATTGGCAGGTGTAAGTTCTACAGGGTTGGCCAAGTAGCTAATCCCAACAAACGACTTGCTTGTTACGCTTTTTGGAAGCACTCGCACTTCACCAATTCCACTATCATATCCAGTGGAGCCAGCGTTGCCGACAATGTAGTACGAGAACGTCACCCTTTTGGGGTTGCTGGCCAACACCTCGTTCCCGCTCATAAAAGCGTTGTTGCGAAGCACGGCGATTTCCTCAAGGGTTACCCGCTCCACGGGGTCTCCCGAACCGCTGAAGGCCACGTCATCGCGATAGAGCGACACTTGGTCCTGCTGGGCGCTTGGGGTCGCTGTGGAGGGAATTACCTCGGGACGGGCATAGACTGCAAGCACGTTCCATATCCCGTGGCCCAAGTCAGACACAAGGGCAGGGTCGCTGATTGCAACCCCGCCCTCTGAGTTCGTCTGAAAGATGCGCGTATAGGTAAGCTCTCGAATCGCCTCCTCGCTTCCGTCCCGGTTCGCCATGACATAGCCAATGGCGGTCATGGCACGAGATACGGCAGAGTTGATGGCAGGAACGTAATCCTGCTCAGGGAGGTAACGATCACTGCCCTCCGCGTCAAGGTTGGCAGCCATCGTCGATTCGAGTTCCTGATACGTGATCATCTATGTAGTTAGATTGCCTTTGCTTGCAGCAGGTCAGAGCGACCAGCGGCGGCGATCATTTCACGGGTCCGCATCTCCTCATTGGCCATGTCCCGCTTGGCGAGGGCATTGGCAATGTTGGTACGCAGGGTGGGCAGGGACATCTTGCTGTCCACCTTGATGCCATGGTCTGCGGCCATGCGGTAAAGCTCAGGGGCCATACGCACGTTCAGGGTCTGAATGTGCTGTGCGAACTTCTGAGCGAACTTCACCTGCTCGGTGGTGATCTCCGCCTCCTTGGAGTTGGAGAAGAACACCCGCTTGTACAGGGGATGGGTCTCCAAGAACGCCTGCTCCCGCTTGGAGTTGGTCTTGTACGTGGAGATGTAGCGGGTCTGCCACTGCTCCCCGTTACGCACGGCAGTACCGTGGTCCATTTGGAAGACCATCTTCTTGTACGGAGCCTTTACAAGCTGGCCACCGATACGCTTGGCAGGGACAATCCAAAAGAACTGGGGGGTGAAGTACACCTTCTCCTCGCCCACGTCATCGGGGTCCATATCCCGCTCATCAATCAGACCGCTCTCGTCAGGCTCATTAGTAATTTGACGGATGGCCTTGCCCATCTCTTGGGCGATGACCTTGCCGATTTCAATTGCCTGCGCCCCAGTGTCTTCTTTCACAGGAGGGGCGGTGTATTGCTTTGCTTCTTCAATCGCAGCCTTGAGGGTCTCCTCATCTACATCATCCTGATAGAAGACACCGAGTTCATCAGCCTTCTTCTTCAGTTTTCCGAGTCGCGCCTTGAGCGCATTTTCAGCATTTGCCATGGTGCATGGGTTTTAATTTATGCAAATATAGCTGATTGTCAGGCAGGTAGGCCGCATTTGTACGGAAAAAGAAAACCCCCGACTTTCGTCGAGGGTCTTTTTTCTGCGTCTATTGACGGGGCTTACGCCACATTGATGCAGCGTACGCCATATGCTACATAAAGTCCCCATACAGACCTTTTGCTGCAAGCATATACGCCTCATGAGCCTCCTGCGCTGTCTTGTATCGGCCAAGGGACTTGGTCTTTCCTTCGACCCTGATTGATGCATACCAAGGCTTCTTCTTCCTGCGCTTGTCAAACCTAGCGCCCAAGAGGCCACTTACGCTGCTCCTTGTCTTTGACACATTCCTAATGTTCTGTGAGCGGGTGGCAAGACGTAGATTGCACTCCCTGTTATCCGTTCTGACCCTGTTGATGTGGTCAATGTCAAATCCTTCAGGAATTGAGCCATGGAGAAATATCCACGCTAGGCGATGTGCCAAATACATCTTTCCGTCAACGCCAACCTGCCAGTATCCCATATTGTGCTTACTACCGGCAATCTTCCCAGCGTGTCTTGTATTGAACGTATTTGCGTGGGCCTGTGAAGGAAAGTGATTGGCTGGCCTCACTAGCCGTGTGAAGTGACCCGATGCCGGGTCGTAGGAGAAACACTCCTTGAGGTACTCCTGAGTTGGGGTTGTTGATTTGTACATGGCGCAAATGTACAACACAAAAAAAGAACCCCGACTTTCGCCGGGGTCCTTTTTTCAAAGTGCCTATAAATGGGCCTATTAAGCCACATCCACGATAAAATTCTGCGCCGCGTTCTGCACTTTCGTGCCGACCATACCTTCCACGGTATACCGCTCGAAATCGTAGATTTCAAACGGAGTGGTGTTGGTACGGCTCTGCGACACCTTGGCCTCTTGGCTGATCATAGCCACGCCACGCATCGTCACGAGCTTCACGCTGCTCTTCTGAAGGATCACCAGACGGCGGGCGTACTCCTCGGGGAAGCTGGCGGGGTCGTTCCAGATTTGCGTCGGAACGAGGGTCAGCTTCTGACCACCAAAGCGCCACTCTTCGAAGTCCAGATCCCAGATCTTGTCGCCTGCGCTGTAACGCACAAACTCCGCCTTCTGCTTCAGGTTCAAAGCGTGCAGCATCTCGGGGGTTCCGAAGATCACGCGCTCGTTGGTGATGGGACCGAAGTTGGTTTGGAAGATACCAGTGGTCAGGTCATCCCACACGGTGCTCATCGTGCTGTTCAGCACTGCGCCACCGTTGTTGATGATGCTGGGCACGATACCCTCGGTGAACTTGGCAATGGCGGTCTCGCCGCTGTTGCTGTAGCTCACCAGACCTTCGCCATACTGGCCCAGCCAAATGCGCTGGCACATCGACACCTTCAGCTGGGTGAGAACGTTACGCATATCAACCTCCATGAAGTTGGTCTGCGACTGGTTCTTCCACTTCAGGCGCTCCAAGCGGTTCCAGATCATCTGCTCCGGACCCACCTTCTCGATCAGGTTGGTACGACGCACGGTCTTGGTACGCACGGGGTTGCTGAAGGTTTGGAAGCCATCACCACCGGCGGTCAGGCCGTTGGTCAGGTTCACGCCGGTAGCGGCCACGGGGCCGATGCCAACACCCACCATCGAACGCATGGTCACGGTGGCGGTGCCGGTGTTCACGTTGCTCACAATCACTTGGTTGGGAACGCCGTTGTCATCCGTGAAGTGCAGCTTCTGACCCACGAACACGTAGTTCAGGGAGTCGGGGGTCACCACCACGGTCTCGGTCACCGTGCTACCGGGAACAGCAGCTTCGCCAGCGATAGCGCCAGCGGTCACGATGGGGCTACGGCTCCACACGTTTTCGTGCCAGATCACCTCATCGCCGGGAGCTTCCTCGGTGGTGAAGGCCATCAGGTACTGAAGGTCAAGGAACTGCTGGGGCTGCGCGTCGAAGATGATCGGCGACACGGGCAGCATCAGGTGGGACGTCACGCCACGGCCATAGGCGGCGGCGTAGGGGGAACCGGGCGCGTTGGTATTCGCGAGACCAAACGGCGCGTTGTTCACATTTTGTACATACGACTGAAGAGACATTTTGGTTGTTGGTTTTTAATGGTTAAACGGTCAAATTGGCCTTCATCAGGATTTGGTTGATCATGTCCTGTTCGGTCAATCCCCGGGGTTGATCGCCCGGGTCGCGATAAGCCCCTTTGGGCATCGAGGGCTGGCGAGAGGTTGCCTCCAAGAGTGCCTCCTGCTTACCTCGCTCGTATCCTCTCGTTTCTGCGGCCTTCATTGCTCCATCGAAATGAAGCGCCTTCAGATACAGGGTCGCTGCTTCGGCTGTCGGGGTGACACCATCCTGTTGGACGAACCGCCCAAGAAACCCGCCGCTCTGCACATCATTGACAACATTGTCATCCATGAACAGACGCAACGGGGAGTTCTTTGCGTTTGCAATAGTTTCTACTACACTCTTTTGATAGTTCTCAAAGGCTGCCTTTTCCGCCTCTTGGCGTTTGGCCACCTCGGTAACAATTTCCGTGCGCTTCTTATCGTGAAGCTCGGCAGCCGTATCGCGCAGGATGGCAATACGTGCTTCGATGGCATCCACCACCTCCTCGTCAGCTTCGGGGTCTGTCAAAGCCTCCCACTGCTCGGGCTTAATCTTGCCCGGGAGATAGGTGTCGATAAGCACACGGTCGTCAAGGTCTTTGCTTTCCTTGCTGTCAAGGGCAACCTTGGGCAGGGACTTCAGGTACTCCTGAGCATCTTCTGCCTTGCCTTCCAAGGCCAATTGCATGGCCCGGTACAGCGTGGGAGGAAGAGCGTTGAGTTGCTCCTTCAGGGGAGCCACTTCATCATACTGCTTTTTAAGCAGCTCTGCTTCTGCAATCTTCTTGTCGATTTCAGACTTGAAGGCCACGGGGTCTTCTACGCCGTAGGTCTGCTTGAACAGATTCTTGGCTTCGTCACTCCATTGAATAACAGCAGGTTTCTGTTCGCCAAGCACATCGTTCAGCAGCGCAGAATATGGGTCCGAAGGTTGGGAATCACCACCGGAATTTACAACGGACGCAGCAGGCTCAGGTTGCTTGGGAGCCTCTACTGGCGCGGGTTGCGTAGCTTCGGCAACCACCGGAGCGGTTTGGGAATTTTGCTCAACCACTGGTGCAGCGGCGGGCTTTGCGTATGCTTCTTTACGCTCGGCAAGAGTAGGTCCAAGGATACTCGCGAGAGCATCCCCTGTAAGGCTCTGAGTGTCAGTCGTTTCAGTCATGGTACAAATGTAATTAAAGGTTGCTGTTTTTGTTTTCTTGTTTTATTACATTCCCGAAGCCATGGCAGATGAAAGCTCAGAATCTGGTTTCATCCATTCGCTTTCTGCTTGACGATATGGCTGCGAAGCCTTCTGTTCAAGCTGTGCCATCTTGAGGTCTGCATTGTTTTCCTGCTTGGACAGCTCAAGCTGCTGTTGGTCAATGGCCTGTTGCTCTGCCGCCATTTGCGCTTCAGCCGCAGCAACTTGTTGCTGTTGCTGTGCCGCAGCCGCTGCTGCCGCCGCTTGCTTGGCAAACTGACGAGCCGCAGCATAGGCATCATCCGGAGTAGAGCGACCAAGCAATTGTGCAGCTGTGGTCGGGTCAAGCATACCCATCTGCATAAGCTGCGGGATAAGTTGCTGGTCGGTGATGGTGCGAAGCTGCTGACCATCGGGCGAAAGAGACACCTTGACGCGGAATTGCTCAAGCTGCATATCCTCGGTGGTCACCAAGGCAGCCATATCTTCTTCTCCAACCATTTGGCTAAGGAGCCAAGGACGCTTGGCGTAGAACTGCTTACCCGCCTGTGCGTCGAACTGGTGGATTTGTTTGTAGAGTTCGGCCACAGCAGCGTAGAAGGGTTGCTGCATTACGCCAGCCTGCTGGAGCTGGAGCTGGAGCGTACCCACAAGCTGTCCGCCCTGCGGGGAGCCATAGTTGCTCTCGTACACACCCGTTGCGCTTTCTGCAATGGCCTTGAACTGAGGCAGGGAGCCAAGCAGATTGTACATACCCGGGCCGGGGCTTGCGTCCACCTGACCTGAGGCGTTCTGAAGGCCACCAAGCTGGGATGCCGCCACAACGATGGTATCCCCCTCCTTGACCTTCATGTTCAGCTCCTCCTCGTCCATGTTGGAGCCGTCAATGGCTTCCTTGGCAATGAGAACTGACTTGCCTCCAGCCTTACGAATCCTCCAAGCGATGTCGGAGGTGATCTGGTTCATCCAACGCTGCGGGTCACGGGCAGCGGTCAGCGGGGCCACAACGTGACCGCCGAGGTAGCGCCATGCCGAGAACTTGATCGGGAACTTGACAGAATATACGTCATCGGGGTCAGCCTCCTGCAAAGGGTACATTCCATAGTCCAGCACAAGGTCACCCACAACACCCACGTTGGGCAGACCGCTGTTCATGGGAGGTGATGCTGGCTTGCCATCTGCGGCAAAGGGCATATTCTTGGTATAGCCACCGGGCAGGTACTCCCACGGAATCATGGAGCAGTAGCGAACCACTTCGATGGCCCTCTTCTGCTTCTTGGCCCGGAGTTCAGATGCAGTCCATGCTTCGGTGTACTGGTTCTTTGGCGGCTCAACCAAATCCTTGTCGGTGAACTGCGGTTCGCCGGTGTCGGGGTCTACTTCATTGATGGTCACATACTGAACCATCCCATCCTTCTCTACAAAACCCCGCTCTACGTACTTCATGTCCTTCCAGTACATTGTAAAGACACGAGGACGGGACTGAGGCCAGCCAGCATTGAAGTTGTATCCACCCGGAAGGATACGCGCCCACTTGTCAAGGGCAAGGATTACATCTGCCTTGGGCTGCCAGCGTTCGGCAATCCCCGACACGTTCATCAGAGGACAGGTATATACGAACTGACCATCCGCAAAGTCAGGACGCATGGCCGAGGTATCCCATCCCACTTCACGGGGTTCGCACACCTCCCACTCAAGGTTATTGCCATTGATGAAGCAATGGGCGGCGGCCACGCCTGACAAGGCCATGTAAGCAGCGGTTACGCGCTTGGTGTCCTCCAGCTTGCTACGCTCGGCGATCATATTCATCAGGGAGTTGGCCCCACGGATAATATGGTCCTGATAGGTCATGTCGAAAATCTTCTCCGTCTCCTGCATCGAAGGAGAGATACCCTGACCCTCAAATGCAGCAGCCATCATTGGTCCGGAAGCAGCTGCCTCGGACATCAGCATCGCCTTGGCAAATGCCTCTTCGCGACGGGTTTGAGCATAGTATTGAGTAACTGCCTCTGCCTTGGCCGAGATGGAGATGTTGTCCACGGCGCCGACCATACGGGTCAGCATCGGGGACAGGATGGGGAACTTGAACGGGATGCGGGATGTTTGGGCAGGGCCGTCACCAAGGAACATACGAACGTCCTCCTCCTCGCCCCATCGCGAGTCAATGGCGTACTCCATGTTCGCCGTGTAGTTGTTCCGGTAGAACTCGATCCATGCACCAACCTGACGCGACAGGAAGTAACGGGTCCACAGCGCGTGGTAAGACTCGCCCTTATCCCTTTCGGGGGTGGTCATCGACGGGGGAATCATCGTGGAGATGGGAATCCACGTCCAAAATCCCCTGTTATTTACTGTGGTCGGCGTCATCGGCGAGACTGTCTAAATGATTTTACTGAGCCATCAAGCTCTTCTACTGTAGTATTTTCTGACTCCACAACTCCAAATCCACCTTTTTCGAGAGCCTTGGAGGTCTCCTCCAATAGCCTCCAAATGGCTGGAGCGCGTTTACTCCAAGATTCCTGCTCTTCGATGTCCATTGTGTTAATGTCCACCGCAAGCATTGCCTTGCAGTTATCACGCACTCTTTGCGTGTAAAGATAATTCTCAACGCGGGCAGCTAGGTTAAAGGACTCCATTCTTTTGAATGCCGACTTGATATTGTCGGGAAACTGAGCCTTGAACTCTTTTAGCTTTGATTCTCGCTGCTGTTCGGTCGGATAGGCCAGCCGAACACACGACTCTAGCTTTTCCGAGTCCTCCATATCGTAGTATGGAGAAGCCGCACAGCGGAACCACCACACAAACAAAAGGTCGTGTGTTTTGATGGCTTCGGGTCGGAACTCTGCGTATTCTGCAAGCTCGGGGTATTGGACCCGCAAGTCTTTTGCATTCTTTGGGGCGAAGATGAGATACCTCCGCTCCAGCATCTGTTCAATGATCTGCTCGTTCATGTGTACTTCATTTCTACGCGTTCAGTTGCGTAGTATGGCATCAGATTGGGACCGCGTTTCAGAACGCGCCTTGTCTTGTACTGCTTGGTCTCGGCAGAGACCTTGACTGGCTTCTTGTTGATGCAACGGGAGCATAGCTCTGCATAGGCCACGGCATAAACCAAGTCGTCGTTGTAGACGTTCTTGTTCATCGTACCCCACACCACCGAGCCGTCTGCCTTGGACTCCACAGAAATGTGCCTCACTTGCGTCCAAAAGTCGTAGTACCATATGTTGTAGCCATGGGTGCGGATGAGGTCGGTTACGTCCCCGTAGAGCGATTCTTTTCGGCTTCCCTTGCCTCCCTTCAGGTCAACGCCATAGATGTGCATACCGCCCTTGTACTTGGGAAGGAGTTCGTTGCGAAGCAACAGGGATTCTCGCAGATTAAACACGGGAGAGCACTTGAAGTCCACGTATCGGTGGCCTACGTTGATCTCGACGAGTTCCTTGCAAGCCTTCTGTCCTTGGTTCCGGTAGTACATACCCATAAGAACCCCTTGCAAGAACAAGTCAGTTGGGAATGCAGTACGGGCATTCAGCGTACAAGCGACGGTGGGTACATACACCTCTTCCCCGTTTTCGATGACGGTACGCGCAGCGCCATCCCATATAGCTGATGAATAGCGCGAGAAACCTCCGTCATTCTGAATGGGGTCAGTTCCTTGGAAGTAACGATAGGCGTAGGAGTTGTCCGGCTCCAAGAACATCTTGACCGGCGCTTCGATGTCATCGAATGCTGACGGAACCCAGCGAGATCCCTTGATAGGGTGCGGGTATAGGCTCCCTTCCGGAAGTTTGACCGACTCGTCCCACACCGGAACGAACTTGCCCGGGACGGGCTGGAAACCCCGCTTGTGGCACTCATTGATAATTCTATTCTGTTGCTTGACAATAATTTCCATGGGGACCAGCGTCTTGTGGCTGGTCATAAAAGCATCGTCAGGCTTGCTTGGGTAGTGGGCGCAGAACAGGGAAAGTCGCTCGGTGGCCGAAAGCCCCTTGGTCTCCTCTGTTTGGCCACGCAGATACTTGGTCTTCTGCTTGTTGTAGAACTCGCGGGTCATACCCGGTCGGCAGGTCCAGTCCATGAAGACCGGAACCCAGCCGCCTGTGTCCTCACCACCCTCCCAAGCAGCAAGCAGCGACTTAAAGTCGTTCTCAAATGCCCCCTGCCCTGTGTTATTGGAAGACCCAGTGCCCCATGCAAACGCTTGACGGACCAGCTCAAAGCGACCCTTCGCCTTATTGAACTGGTACATCGTGGGGTCAATCTCGCTCTTGATGGTCTGATACGTGGGGATGTTTTGAGCCTCATCAAATAGTGACCACGTTGGTGTGCGACCGTTGACGGTCATGCTGTCCTCTGCCGAAAGCAGACGGAACTCAGAAATGTCCCGACCCTTCTGAGCCTTGGTGTCGCCGGGGTCAAAGTCCATGATGGCGCTCTCCGACGAGAACCCCTTGCTCACATCCACCTCTCCAATCATCCAGTGTGGAAGGTGCTGGAAGGTGGATTGGAACTTGTCACGGAACAGGGTCTTACCAGTTCCGTCCTTCTTGTGGACCATGAACACACCGCTGAATGATGAACGGACTACGCTTTCCAGCGCAGCCATGGCCATCATGGTAGATGTAATAGCCGCCTGACGGCCCTTGACAAGGTCAAAGCTGTTACCACGGTCCACAAGGAAACACAATAGCGCCTGCGGAGCAGATGCTTCATATGGGCGACGGCCACCAATGAATCCATCTTCCTTGATGGAGACATACTTGTTCATCCCGTAGAGCTTGTTGTCGGCCACGCGGGCAAGCTCTCTGCGCTTCCATTCGTACCTCTCTACGGGGTCAATATCCGCTAATGTTCGTTTATCCCCCAGCCATCGCCTTGCCTGCTCTACATACAAGTAGAATGGCTCATAAGCAATGATTGAGTCAAACCTCGGAATGTGGGAGTTGATGAACTTGCGGAACTCTTGGTTTTGGTCTTCCGGGCTGTCAGGACGCCAATGGGACTTCTCAATGTCCACGTCCTTCCACTTCTCAATCCACGACTCAGGGATTTTTTCGTAGTAGGACTTGCCCTCAAGCGGCTCACCGGTACGCTCGCCCTCGGTAATGACAGGAACTTCGTATAGCCAAAGATGACACTCTCCAAAGTTTGGAATGTCGGTTTCTTCGACTTTTTCCGCTCGTTGCTCTTTTTGCTGCGTGGTCAGCTCTTCAGAAAAGCCAGCCGACCTTACCTCCTGCTTGTGCTGCTGGGAGATGGAAACCCCTTCCGAACTAAGTTTCAGCAGTAGTTCAGCGGTGTGTTCTTGTATAGACTTCCTTGTGTCGATAGGTG